CTGTAAGTGTTCCTGTTCTAAATGCTCCATCTACATATAATCTTGCACCTACGTCCGTTGTCGTTCCAATCAAGACGTTGCCTGTGGAGGCTGCTATTCTGAATTTTTCAGTAGGGGAAATTGTACCTGCTGATATAGTAAAATCTCTACCTATTGCAGATATATCTACCGCACTTGCATAGGCAAAAATATAACCCATTGCAGTACCATTTGCTCTAAATGATATTAATGCTTCATTTGTTCCATTAATACCTAATACTTTCCTATTTGTTGTAGTATAGCCATCAGAAGTTTCTCCAATAAGAATATCGCCGCTAGAGGTTATTCTGAGTCGCTCGGATAAAGTGCTTCCGTTATTAGTATAAAAAGCCATATTACCTTGATTACCCGAAAGATTTTCAACCCCAATTATTCCAACTCTATCGGATAAATTTCTAAATGTAACAGCTCCTCCACCAAAAACCCCAGAGGCATTATAAACATCACCAATTAATTCAATAATTGGCTGAGTTGGTGCTTGTATTGTTAAAACTCTAGCCAATCCATATCCAGTAACATTAGGACTACTCGTCCCAATCCCAACGTTGCCTGTGGAGGTTATATACATACGCTCATTGGCTCCTGTATAAAAAACTAAACTTCCAGCGCTATGATAAATTTGCGTATTAAAATTTGTTGCACTATTAAAAACTACTGCTCCAGTAGTTCTTAAAAACAAATCTCCACTTGTCGTAAAAGCGCCACTAGCCGTCACACTACTGCTAAAGGTCGCTGCGCCTGTGGAGTTCATGCGTAGTAATTCAGTTCCTGAGTTTGCATTTCTAATTTGTAAAAACCCCGCCCCATTTTCTGTAAGCTTACCAATTGAATAATCACTGCCTGGACTACTATTAAAAAATACCCCAGCAAATGATGTTACGTTTAAAGCAGTAACACTATCTCGAATATTTAATAAACCTCCATTCGTAGATGGTGGAGTTCCAGATATTTGAGCCGTCCCACTAACCTGCAACCTTGCTCCGTTATCCGTTGTCGTTCCAATCAGCACGTTGCCGGTGGAGGTTATGCGCATTCGTTCGTGAGTAGATAGGTTTACATTATCTGTATTTGAAACGGCTATAATAAAATCGCCAGTTCTACCCGCTCCAGATGTTTGAATAGCACCAAAAGCAACAGGAACAAATCCAGCACCTGAACCATTATCTAATCTGCTTCCATATATAGCATATTGTCCTGAAGTGCCTGTTCTATTTTCTGAAATAAATTGAGCATCTGTCCCACTTGTTGTTGCATCTCTTCTTGATATAACAACATTAGCCGTCACACTACTCGAAAAGGTAGCCGCGCCTGAGGTTGCAATTTCCAATACTTGCGTTGATGGGCTTAAAGTATTTCCACTACTTGTGTAAAATCTTAGATTTGTTTCATTGTTAATACTCCAAGAAAAATCTGTTCTAGTCCAGTTTAATTTCGCTACGTTGCCATTATTTGCGCCGTCAATAATTGTATTTCTAGTCCTTACATTTCCAGCAACATCCAGCCTAAAGCCAGCGTCTGTTGTCGTTCCAATCAGCACGTTGCCGCCTGATAAAACAGATAAATAAGGTAATACTACTAAAGAACTATTAGAGTCGCTAAATCCTATACTAATTCTTCCTCCAGCATTTCCAATATACCCTAAATTATAAGCACTAGTCGTATTTCTTAAAATTATATTATTTGCTCCAGTTGCCCCTAAATCTAAATTAGCGTAAGGACTACTCGTCCCAATCCCAACGTTGCCGCTTGAGGTGATGGTCATACGTGGACTATTTCCAGTAACAAATCTTAAACTTTTAGCAGTAGAATTATAACCACTAATTAAATCTACGCCATTAGTATCGTCAACATAAACTTGAAGTCTTGGCTGATTTGCATCAGTAGTTTGAACGTCAAATAAGTAACCCGCTGCTCCTTGTACAAATGATCTTGCATTAGCCGTCACACTACTCGAAAAGGTAGCAGGTCTATCAACTACAAACGAACCTGTTCCTGTGTTGTCACTAAATCTTAGATTAGCACCATTTAGGTACATATCCCATTGATTAGTTCCACTTGCTCCATAAACTCTTAATCCACTTCCACCTGTACTACTAAAAGTTGTTATTCCACTAAACCTCCCAGTCCCGTTAACGTCTAGTTTAAAGCCAGTGTCTGTGGTTGTGCCGACTAGTAGGTTGCCGCCGCTGGTTAGGGTCATCGCTTGGGTAAAACTAATAGCGTTTCCAGCCGTGCCAGATGGGGCTGTATAAAATTGATGCTGGCCGCTTTGTTGCGAATAAAGATTAGCAAAGTTTGTATTTATGTATCTATAAAAACTACCGTCATAATAAGCGTTAGTTCCAAAATATGAATTGTCATTTACACCACCTACAAAAGCATTTTTAATTTGCATTGCGGTTATAACGCCCCACGCGCTAGGTGTTACTCCCAAGCCAAGGTTGCCGTTTGCGTCTAATGTTGCTTTTGTAGTACCATAAGTCCTTAGTTGCAATATGCCAGTAGAACCACCACTTGCATTTATAAAAGCGTTGTTGCCATCTATACCAATTCTTAATGCAGTATTATTTGCAGTTGCACTACTTATAAGTTGCAACAAACTTGCATCAGTTGTACTTTGTATGTCTAACTTATAAGATGGAGTTCCACCAATACCAATATTGGAACTTGCTTCTTGAATTACACTATTCCCAATCGTACTTGTTCCCGTAAACTTAGGCAAGTAGTTAGTCGTCCCCGTTCCAGTTACTGGGTTAGTCAAAGCGTCCTGCTTGTTGTTAAAGGTTGTCCAATCAGCAGCACTCAAAGCACCACGATTAGTAGCACTAGCAGTAGGTACGTTTAAAGTTATTACAGGCGTTGTAGTGCTATTAGCGACTGTACTTGATAGGTCAGTACCACTTGTTCCTAAAGTAAGCGCAGCAACGCTTGTAACAGTCCCTACGCCAGAACCCCCGACAAGAGCAATAGTACCTGAAGCATTAGGCAAAGTATATACCCTACCACCTGGGACATTAGGTGTTATTGCACTCATATCAAATGAGAAATCAATATTGTTTGCTCCATTTATTGATTTGAAGCCAATTATATTAGTCCCAAAGGTATACATTGAGGTGTATCCATTTGTGCCCGTGTTAACTGTTGTGGCGTGCTTAAATCCAAGGAAAGACCCTGAAGTAGGTGCGGCCCCGTTGATGCTAATCTGTGATGCTGCAAAGGCATTAGTCCCTAAATCTACCGCACCAGTTGCGCCTGTATAAGGCACGTAAGTACTTGCAGCAGCTGAGGTTGTTAGGTAAGTATTTGAATCTAAAGATCCATCGCCCTTAACAAACTGACTAGAAGTTCCTCCAAGAACCTGTGCAAGAGTTTTGTTCTCCCACAAACCATTAGACTGCAACTGCAACAACTGACCTGTAACAGGGGAGACTATCTTTACACCTTCATCATTATTTATGTTGCTACCAATCAATGGCCTAACAACAATGTCTCCATTATTTTTAGAGTTAACCGCAGCAGCAACTAAAACGATATTATTAGGCGCAACAGGAGGGGTAGTCTGAAATCCACCTGCAACTGTAGTAGATGCATAAAGTAAAGCACCAGCAGTATATGCACTAGTATCAATTCCTGATAACTCACCAAAGTTTGAAACCTGACCAAATGCTCCATTAGCAATTGTTTCAGATGTAACCCCCATAAAATAACTACTTGGGTAAGTGCCATCAGCCAAGAAAGGAGCAATCAGCAAGTGCCCACTAGCACCATCTGTACCAGCAAATCTTACCGCAGTACCCTTAGGTATGCTTGATCCTGTTGAGTTTTTGACATAGAAATAAGTATCCTGCCCAATGTTCTGGATAGTTCCATTCATAATCAAAGCAGCTGTGCTCCTAGAATCATCCCAGTAAATAGTTCCCTGAGATGTTGGAGTACCTGTAGGGGTAGTATCCAATAAGAAATATCCACCAGACAATCCATACTCACCTAGGTTTACATTCTGAGTAGCACCAGTGTACGGAACGTACCCAGTAAGCGATGAACTATAATTTGGAATATTAAGCGTATCACCAATTAATGTAGCAGGACCACTTGATCCTGTAGTAGTAAGAGTCAAAGAACCCTGTGCTCCAATATCACTAAGAACTTGTGCACCTGTTCTGTACTTGATTAACCCACCATCACTAACAATGAACCTGTCTGTATCTACAGTAGCATTTACAATGCTACTCAAATACAAGTCACCAGTTACCTCAAGCTTGTATCCATTGTCAACTGTTCCTGTTCCAAGAATAAGATTGCCATTAGCAAACATTCTAGATACCTGAGTACCTCCGATAGACTGAATAATCAATCCATCAGTATAACTATGGATAGTTGACCTTGGCGAACCAAAGTTATTCATCTGAATTGAGTACGTATACGCAGTCAATCCAATGTTGGTAAAGTTTACAGTACCTCCAGTAGCACTATTGTACTGGAAGTTAAACGTATCAGCAGCATAAGACAGTGGACTATTAATCAATGAACTAGCACTACCCCACATAGGCAGCGTATTCGCTGTACCACTGCCACTTACCTTGCTGTTAAATGTATTCCAATCGGTGCTCGACAGATATCCGTCTGTTGAGGCTCCGGACTGCGTTATGCCTATTACTCCTGACACAAATGTCAATGGAGCATTAACTGATATTGCTCCTTGCTTGCTGTTAAATGCATTCCAGTCTGATGCACTTAAATATCCATCCGTAGTCGAACTCGACTGCGTTATCCCAATCGTACCGGAACCAGTAATTGTACCACCAGTAAGTGGGCCACTAGTTCCCACACTAGTAACTGTACCTACACTCCAGCTTCTATTCGCAGTCAAGTCGTAGGTTGTACCATTAATAGTTAACGTAGTAGTATTTAATGCACCATCAGTGATGCCATACCCTGCTAAAGTGGTAGGAGTACCTGTAATCTTGCTCCATGCTAGTGAAGTAATCCATGAAGGGTTAGCGTAAGAACCATCAGTTCTAACATCACCTACAGTCCATGATCTATCAGCAGATAAGTTGTAGCCAACACCATTGATTGTAAGCGTTCTTGTAGTTGGTACAGCCCCAACATCACTAGCGGTAAGCACAACAGCACCTACGTATCCATTCACACTTACTACGGCATCGGTATTGTCTACCTTCTGCCATGCAGTTCCATTGTAAATAGCCCAGTCCCCAACTTGCCAGTCAGTAATTCCATTCAAGTTGGTGGTACCAGCAACATCAACTACATAGTAGTATCCTTGAGTACCTACTGAACTCTGTAAGAATGGTGTATTAGTAGCTGCATTCCATACCCCTTGGTAGGTTACGCCAGTTGTTAGCCCATTTATCTGGTTCTGAACCTTGCCAAATGCCTGCAATATTGTATCAGTAGATACAATAGTGCCTCCAGTTACGTTCAATCCTGTTAATATCTTGCTGATAACAGCGGTATTGTCAAGTGTAACTGTAGCATTTCCTGGACCTGAGCCAGTTGCTTCTCCAGAAAGCTGAGTGATATAGCTTCCCTGAGCCTGATAAACTGGAATGTTTAGTACCTTACCAACATAGGTAGCAGCACCGCTAGTTCCAGTAGTGGTTAGAGAATCAATCGTATTTAAATCCCACGATCTGTTGGCAGACAGGTTGTATGTCGTGCCATTAATGGTAAGTGTTCTTGTTTGTGGTGTGTAAAGTGTGCTGTCTAGGCTACCATCAGCCTTTAAAAATTGACTAGCAGTTCCTCCCCCAACAATAAATCCACCACCTGTAATGTTGAATGAACCTAAGTTCACATTCCCTGTAGCACCTACGTAGGGTACATAGTCTTGCCCAATTAGATTACCAATATCACCTATAGTGAAGTTCTTAGTGTTATTTAAATCATTTACATCTGTACCAATTAACAGGTCGTCAATGGTAGGTATAGAGATAATTGGGTATGTACTTATCTTTGCCATTATGGAAGATTAATATAGGAAGTTTTTCCGTTATTTCTAACAGCCTTTAACTTTTGTTTTCTATTTGCTCCTTTAGCATAGCTTACGTGAACCCAATCTGGATTGGAATCTGTACCGAATTCCCAAATAAGCTGGTCAAAGTCTAACTTATCCTTAATAAAATCAAACACCATCCTGTTTGTTACTTCTCCATTGCTTCCATCCATATCGATGTCAATGGCTTGGCCCTTGCAGTGCTGAGACGATGCGCTGCCCTTAATGAATTTATTAAGAGCCTGTGACCTGTACCCAGAGCTGATATGGATAGGGACTCCAAAATGAGCACGAATAGGCTCAAACACTTTATCAGCAAGCAACTTAAAATTCTCCAAGTGTTCTGCTGTAGGTGTATTGTCGATATTATGTCTCTTAGCTGCATCACTTCTTGTGACCTCTGCTAAGTTTAGGTGAGTGCTGATTTTCATTTCTTAATAAAATGTTTATAATGAAAAAATGCTCCCCATAAAAACACAAAAGCAAGACCACAATTCATAAGAACCTCAGTAAATTGAGGATTAGATAAGGTAATAAAACTTAGAATAGAACCGCAGGCAATAAATGATAAACCTGTTTTAATAAAAAGCGATTCATATTTAGGTAAAGCTTTTATTTTTTGATTGTTTGAACCAAAAATAAAAATGATAAAGAATACCATTGAAATACCAATAATTAGATTGGCAAGTGCGTTGATGTAAATCATTTTTCCTCTTTTAAAACTTTTTCAGATATTTTTTCTACTCCTTTAAGACCTAGAAAACCAAGTATAAAAGCAACTCCCATCTGATACTGATTGCTAATGTTAATCATATCGCTGACAATCGGGGTAATGTAATTGGCACTTGAAACACCTGTTATGATTGCAAACAGAGTTGTCCTTAAATTAATGCTACTATTCTTACCAAGCATGATAAGGCTTCCAAATAAACCTGCCAATGCTATTCCTATATTTACACCAATTAATTCAAGAAATTCTTTCATAGTTTAATTTCCATTGGGTTTTTTAAATATCTTTTCAGCAGCAGTGATTCCTAAAGCAGCAGCAGATAAAGCAGCAACAGAATAAACAAGTGGCTCGTTTTGATTTTTTAAAAGAGTATAGCACAGCACTATTGCACTAAGGACACCCACAAATCTTTTGCTTGATGCCTCACCATTCTCTGACAAGAATCCTTTAGCCCAACCAAAAAACTTTATCATCGCCCCTGTCCCCTATATTTTTTAGGCTTTTCATCATACTTACCGTATGACTTTTTAGCTATACCGGTTCTCTTTTTCCCAAAGCTAATCTTTCTTACACTTGCTACTGCCTTTGCCATTCTACTTTAATATTTCAATAATAACTTTTAATGCACCAAGGCCAACAAGTGTCACAAGTGCATAAAAATAATTCTTGTATTTTTTTAATTCAGACTTCAATTCATATACCTCTTTCTTCATTGTCCTCAAGTCTCCAATCATTCCATTAGAGTCCTTGTCAATAGGATTACCAGAGAGTAAAGTGTGCATGTCTTTAACAATAGCCTTAACCTCAGCTACGTCATTTTTTAACGCATCCAGTTCTGCTGCCATATAATCAAGCCTACTGTTCTCCTGATGATTCATTTACCAAAGAGCTACAATATTGTTGGCTGTTGTAGTGGATGCAAATACTCTAACTACTTGAAAGCTAGTAACAAATGCATTTGGTACATTTTGGAATGTAATATCATCTCCACCTGCTGTTAATACACGTAGGATTCCACCTGTACCAACATATAATACGCAGCCCTCTACTTCACCATTACCCGGGTTAGGTATATCTACAGTGTCACTTTTAGTGACAACAGCAGCTCTTGATTGTTGTAATTTTTGATATGCCATGTCTTTGTTAATTATTCTTGTTTATATGGAAACGCACGGTTAAGTGCATCACGTCTTTTACCACAGCCACAATCACTTCCGGTTGCTTTGCTTACAGCTTCAGCAACTTTCTTAATCCCTGTAGCCTTGGTTACTTTCTCAATAGTATCTCCTAATCCTTTGCTTTTCATTTCTTTTTCTTTCCGTATTTTTTACGACCTATAGAAGCAACAATGGCATCGGCCCTCTTGGAGCCAATGCCTTGCTTTGATTGAATTTTTTCAGATAGTTTACTGAACTTGATCATCTTCTTTGTCGGCTTCAATACCTTCAACCCATCCAGCCAAAAACTTAAAGTCCTCAATGCCTTCGGTTGAAAATGTAAACTGATAGAACTCAAAGGTCTCCTCAAGAAGTTTCTTCATGTCCTTTGACATGCCCTTAATTCCTTCCTTTGTGAACTTATACTCACCCTTCTCACTTAACTCTAGCACACCATTCTTATCAGCGAACGCATGATCAAGTCGAATGTCTTCACGCTTCTCGTTGTACTCTTCAAACAAAGGCTTAATCTTTTCAGCAATCTTCTTGATTTTAGCCTCTGCCTTACTTCCTTTTTCAGTCTGAACTAGATTTAAAATCTGAACTAGACTCAATAACTCTGCATTTGTTTTTGTTACTTTCTGTGACATTTGATTTAAATTTTAATGATGAACAAATATAGTTAAACTTTAGAAATTCTTTTACCCATGCCTACTCTACTTTTCTCAGCCTTTTTGGCTGCAAGCTTAGCAGGTGATATTTCACTTTTAGTTTTAGGTGTCTCTGATGACACTCTCTTTGTTGGTCTACAGTACTCATTCTTACCTCCCGCACCACAGGCTTTACCAGTCTTGGTATCCTGCCACTTCTCTTTCTCCCAACGCTTTAGTGATATTCCTGACTCAGTTTTTCTAACTGAACCAGAAGCCTTTCTGCATTTAGCAATGGCCTGTGAAGCCCTAGCAGAGGGAAACACATCATAAGATGCTTTAACCTTTTTGTAGCAAGCGTCTTTCATTTCTTTTTAGATAACACTTTTCGCTTAGCCTCAGCACTTAAATCCATAAAGTGATAAAGGTCTTTGCTAGATTTAGTATGACTTTTACCAGTCATAATCTTTCCATTATGAGCATGCTGGTGTCCAGTCCACTCAACTCCATCCTTCAAATAATGACCTTTACTTTTCCAAGACTCGCTCATCAGTACTTACCTCTTTTACTTTTAGGTGATGATTGAGTAGATCCTCCTGGACCTGCCCATAGGTTCTTACATGCCCAGTATCTAGCCGACAATTTATCTGTCGCAGTACTGCACTTGTGCCTAGCCTTGAATGAAGACCGTGCCGCTGCCGAATAGTTATGACCATAACCCTCAGCACCAAAGTGGATTAGCTTCTCTTGTCCATTAGCACAAGCCTTAACCATCCGCTTCTTGCCGGGCCTGTCAGAGGCAACGACACGATTACATTTCATCTTAGACTTTTCAGCCATTACTTCTTCTTCTTAGCGACTGGCTTAAGAGCTTTCTTAGATGCAGCTTTAACAGCTTTCTTAACAGCGGCTTTCTTAGGTCCACCTAGGACTGCGGCTTTGGGCATACCCATAGCCATCATTTGATCTCCTTTCATTTCTTCTTTGGTTTGTAAGAGGTTGCGGTTTTAACTTTTTGTGTACAGGGTTTCATGACTTTTATGTTTACCTTTGTTTACAAATGTAATAATAAAAATGAAATCAAATCAAAGAGACTACCTCAAATACTGGAAAGTAATACGCACCTACTTCAAAGTAAAGCACAATCTAACCCAAGCGGACATAGATATGCTACTCTTCCTTTACTCAGAAAGATACTTCAACTTCACCACATTCAAGGAGTATGAAAAACTTTTTACCTGGGATATAGAGCGATTTGAAAAACTAAAGAAGCTAGGATGGATAGAACTATTTTCTACCAAGCAACCAGGCAGACCTGCCATGAGGTCTAAGGCACTGTACTCACTATCCTATAAGGCAAAGCGAATGGTAAACTCTATGTACAAAAAGATAGAGGGAGAAGAAATTCCAGAGACTCTCTGCAATAATCCACTCTTCAAAAAGAATGTAAAGCCATCAGAGAAGCCTTACAAGGAAATGATTAAGATGATGAATAAAGAGATTCGAGAGAATAGGGCTACAGGACAAGAACTACGTCACGTTCCTGAATAATTACACAGTGCTCGTCATTAATAATCATCACGTAGCTGTTGGCTTTATCATAGTACACCTCATCGCCAGCCTTAATTGCATTAACCTCAGTACCTGAGTTGATGACTACTCCACGCTTATATCTTAACTGGTTGGTATCTTCTCCAGAAAGTACTAGTCCTGAAGATGTCTTTACTTCCTCATCAACAGTCTTGATGATGATATTCTTTCCTATCGCCTTCATGTGAGCGTTAAAATTAAAATGGTTGCGACAATAGCACCGAATAGGGCCCCAATCAAAAGCCCATCAACAAAGTTCTTTAGGTCTCTTTCGTTTACTGCCATCGTATTATATTTATGTTGCCAATATAGTAAATAGTTGCAAAATAAAAAAAAATGGTAACTTTATGGACAACAAAAAATGTTCTGATGAATCTAAAAAAGGTTAGCAGAAATGTTCATGTCCTTGAACTTAGTAAAGAAGAAACTAAATTAGCACTACTGTCTGACATTCACTGGGACAACCCAAAGTGTGATAGAGATAAGCTAAGGGATCACTTAGACTACTGCTTAAAGCACAATATACCAATACAAATTAATGGTGACTTCTTCTGCCTAATGCAGGGGAAGTACGATCCAAGAAGAAACAAAAAGGATATTCTTCCTGAGCACAACAAAGCAAACTACATTGATGCTGTAATAGAAGATGCAGTAGAATGGTGGGCTCCCTACTCACATTTACTAACCGTAATAGGTTATGGTAACCACGAAACGGCAATCATAAAAAACTTAGAGACTGATCCTCTACAAAGATTTGTAGATTTATTAAACTACACCAAAAAGACTAGCGTTCAAACTGGTGGATATGGTGGATGGATAGTATTAAAGTATTATCTTAACGGTAACACTGTGATGAGTAAGAACCTTAAGTACTTCCACGGATCTGGAGGAGGTGGTATAGTTACAAAAGGGGCCATAAACCTTACACGTGCACTGGAGATGTATGAGAACATGGACGTATTTATCATGGGACACATACACGAGAACTCCAGCCGTAACGATGTCAGGGATTCAATTAACTTTAATGTTGGAAAAAAAGTATTTGAGATAGAGCACAAGCAGATTCACCTAGCAATAACAGGCTCATACAAGGAAGAGTACCAAGATGGAGCCTTCGGGTGGCATGTTGAGCGAGGAGCTCCTGTAAAACCTACAGGAGGTAGGATCTTGACTCTATCTGGAAGAGAAGTAAATAGAAAAGACAATAGATATTACGAGTTATTAGTAGACAGTTGCAAGTTTCCAGTATGAATAGGCCAATAAAGTACATAGCAATACACTGTACAGCAACACCACAGACTGCAACAGTGGCTTCAATACAGAGGTATTGGAAGGATAGCCTAGGATGGAGTAGCCCTGGGTACCATTTTCTCATTGAGCCCAATGGAACTACTCATCAACTGCTAGATTTTAACGGTGTTGCCAATGGAGTAAAGGGATTTAACAAGGAATCTGTACACATCAGTTACATTGGAGGTGTAAATAAGAATGGAATACCGGTAGATAACCGTACAGATGCCCAAAAAAAGGCCATATTAGAGTGCATTAACTGTATAATTGATTGGAGTGATAACAAATGCTTGATAATCCAAGGCCATCGTGACTTTCCTAATGTAAAAAAGGCTTGTCCATCCTTCGATGCTAAAGCAGAATACAGAGGAATTGTATGAAAGCAGTACTAGAGTTTGACTTACCTGAGGATAACTGGGAGTTTCAGGCCGCAATTAATGGAGGCAAATACAAAAGTGCTATATGGAACTACGATCAGTGGCTTCGTGCAGAGATGAAGCACGGTGAGTTAGACAAAAAAATATATGAAGCCTACGATACTTGTAGAAAAAAATTAAGAAACATACTTGAGGAAGACAATTTATTTATTGAACAGTAATGAAACAGTTATTTGATGACGAGAGAATACGAATTGCAGTAGTTGCATTCTTGATTGGAGTGGTACTAACATTCATCGTGTATCCAAAGCCTGATGCAGAGACCATTTACAAGTTCACTACCAAAACCGAAACAGATACTGCATACGTTGAGGTACTAGATACTGTATACGTCCCTAAGAATCGCATCAAAACTCAAGTTATTAGGGATACAGTCCTTGTAGACAACAAGCCTAAAATTAGCCATTTTGAGACTACTTTCCCTTTTGACTATGGAAGTACTAAGGTTAGCGGAGAAGTACTCGGAGAAGTGCTTAAAATGACCGCTACGAGCGACTATAATTTTCCAGTGGTAACCAACACGGTTACAAACACAGAGACTAAGACGATTATAAAGAAGAGCAAAGGATTATATCTAGGCGCAAACGTAAACTCTTTGTTACAACCAGGCGCAAGCGCATCCTATGTAGACAACAAGTATATCTTCCAGTACCAGTACCAGCCTTTGCAGAAGGTGCATCAGATAGGAGTGTCAAAGAAGTTATTTTAATTCGGAATAATTCCGATAAGGTTAAAGATATTTTACATTGTGATTTTTACGACAAGTCGTACCCTATAAGGTACATTATAAAAGCAAATCACAGTATAGTATCACTATCGGGTATAATTTGAGAGATAGCACCTTTCGGTTTAAATTATTCCTTTGGTAATCTTTGTTTAATCTTACTTTCAAACTTATCAAATCTAGAGTCTATGTGAGAATTTAAACTCACCAACTCTCGATCAATCCTACTATTCAACTCATTATAGAAGTCAGTTGAAACTTTTTCTAAATATTCAAAATTAGATTCAACATTTCTCAATTGAGTACCTACCTTAACAACAATCACAACCCCAATTATCAATAGGACTGTAACTACTCCTAAAACAAAATATACTATTTCCATCTTTCTTTCGTTTAAGAAAGGTACTATCTCTCTGTAGTCAGGACAGGATTCGAACCTGTAAGCAGCTACCCATTGTATACACCTGACTTTTTTGCATGAATTTTTAACAAGACTAGGTATCCAATCAAGTCATTCACCACGTCTTCGTCATCCTTATCCAAGCTACCGTTCTTAATTCGCTTCAGCTTGTCATCGATGCGTATAAGCAAGCCCTCCTTAGGGGAGAGCTTACTAAACACACCAATAGGTTCAAGTGCTGAGTTGCCGTACTTCTCGTTCTTATAGACAAGCATATCTCTAATCTCATCTAGTATACTACTGACCTCTTCTTTAAAGCTCATACAGAAGTATCACTACAAGTGCGAATAGCAATGCCAGTCCAACAATGCACAACCACTCCTTAAGCCTGCTGCTCATAAAATGGTTTAAATTTATCACCTTTGAGATACTGACTGCTTCGGAACTTAGATCGTCCCTTCTTTACTAGTAGTCCATCCTCAAACAGAATGTAGAACTCATTCTCATCAAACACTTTTGAGGTGGGTAGGTATTCTACCCAACTCTCAACTGTCTTGCGGTTCTCGTCAATTACTCTAGTTGCTTGTCCGTGGCCAAACGGATTTAGTACCTGCTCCATATTATCGCACCTCGTATGCTCTAGCCATCGTGATGATAGCGTTCGTTGATAGAATAGTTGTTGCCACACTCACTGCATTCTGCAATGCGCTACGTGTTACCTTCAGTGGGTCAATCACACCCATCTTAATCAAGTCACCAGTCTGCCCAGTCTTCAGATTGTAGCCATGTCCAACAGGTATGGCCTCCTTGTACACATCGCTTGGCTTCAGCCCTGCATTCGCAAGGATCTGCTGGAATGGTGCCATCATTGCATTCGACAAAATCTTAACAGCTGCACTGTACTCTACGCTATAGTGGAAGCTGCCAGTTGGCAACAAGGTAGCAGTCTCATCCAATAATGCCTTACCGGCACCAGGTAGGATTCCTTCCTCCAATGCAGACCTTACTGCACACACCGCATCATCAACTCTATCGTACAACTCCTTCTGCTCCAAGTCAGTGTTCCCGCCTACGTAGATTACACCAATTCCTCCCGTAAGGGAGGCGATCCGCTCTAGCAAATGGTCCTTGTCTGACTTACGCTTGGCTGCCTTGTGGGCTTGCCATAGTTGCTCGACTCTTTCTTTAACCTTGACTTCGTCTATCCTTAAATCTGATTTAAGGATAATGGTCTTATCCTTACCAACCACAACTCTAGACGCATGGCCTAGGTCCTCTACACTAATCTGGCTTAGGTCATCCCCAGTCTTCTCACTAAAGTAGGTAGCTCCTACACTTACCGCCAGGTCCTGCATCAGCTCATGCTGCTTGTAGCCAAAGCTGGGTGGCTGCACCACACACAACTTTAGGTTGTTCTTCATCACGTTAGCAGCAAAGGTGTTCACTACGTTCACATGACACGGTGCCACGACTAGTAGTTTCTTCCCTTCAGATATAATTGGTTTCAATACATTCTCAATCTGCAAGATGTTCCCAATCTCAATGTCAGCAACCAACACATGCACGTCCTCAAACACACACTCGTCTCTGCTCTGGTCATTGATGAACAATGGACTCATGTAACCCCTATCAATCTTCAACCCTTGCGTGGTCTCAGCATAGGTGTAAGTTGTTTGTGACCGCTCCACCGTTACGATGCCAGTCTTGCCAACAGCCTTGTACACGTCAGAGATAATCTTCCCAATCTCACGGTCATTGTTCGCGGAGATAGTCGCTACGTCTAACAGCATGGATGGTGTCACCTTCTTGGCTTTCTTTTTCAACCCATCAATCACCTTCCCACTTAACTCATGGACATTGCGAAGCACCTCAGTGGTATTCATTTCACCAGTAATGTGCTCTAGTCCACCTAACACCAAGCCCTCAGTCAACACAATCGCTGTGGTCGTACCATCACCAGCAGATGTAGCAGTACGCTCTGCCGCCTCCTTCATCATGTTCACCGCCAAGTTCTCAACAGGATCAATTAAGTCAACCGCCTTAGCGACAGTTACACCATCCTTAGTTACTGTGATACCATGTGTGTGATTAGGACTCTCAATAAGTACCGTGTTACCATAAGGCCCCAACGTACTCTTTACAGCTCCGGCAATCTTCTTGATTCCAGAGATTAACTTCAGTCTGCCCTCCTGGGCAAAGAATAAATCCTTTGGTTCCATTTGATTTTATTTTTCTCAAATCTAAAGAGAATTTTTCGAATTTTCAAAATGTCAATTTTCTCATTCCCTATATATATATATATATTTCTCTCTCTCTCTTTTTTTTTATGAATCTAGAATCAGTTAAAAAATCGACATAATCTATCAGTAAATTGATAATCAATAAGTTACACGACATAAAATCGTACATGCCATGTCAGAAAATCTGACATATGGGGTAAAAAAAAGAGGAGTCTTTAAAACTCCTCTCCTCTCATAAACCCAAAAAACTATCACATGAAGAACATGTCCTTAACAAGTTCGACATTTTTTGCTTTCTGGATACCTAGCGAAACAGCCTCAGAATACATCTCAAGTTTCTTCGCTTTCTTCAGGTCGCTCTTAATCTGAGCAGCCTCTTGGATACCAGTGGTACCTGTAGGACGGTTGTTTACCAAACGCCCATTCTTGATTGTTAGTCCATCGTACATGCACAAATATAACTATTTAGATGATATGAGTGTTGGGGTAATACCACCAAATTACGCAGCCGGCCCCAGAACGGAAACTGATTTTTTTTCGCCTATGGGGGTGCTAGGCTTACTTCGTTTCGCCAAGATTTTTGGCTTTTTGCCTAGCGTTAGGTAGGCAAGGGTGCCCTCCGTTACACGCGCCCCCTATCCCCTCCTTTGTCCTATCTCCCCTCCATGCCATGCAGTCCCTTTGCTTGGGGAAGACTTGACCAGCAGTCAATAAACAGAATCCCCACAAGAAAAAAGGTATGCAGATATCCTTTCT